CACCAAGAAAAAAGCTTTGTCCAGCGTGGCTCACTTTGTGGGCGCTAGGACTGAAGATGAGTGTCGCTGCCAGCTCTTGCTGAAGAATAAGGAAGAGAAGGGCGGAGGTATTCTCCTCGGTGTAAAGAAGCGCAATGGACGCGCAGCTAAACTCCGACACCTTCGTAGCTCCATGAAGAATGAGGCTAAGAAGGGTCTAATGGACTACTGGATTTCATGGAATCACCGAGACAAGCTCAACTGTGGACTTCACTTGGTGGAGATGTTACGGACGTCGACGTCGTTGATTGAATACGTCAACCTTGCTAACGGAAAGCGCAAGAAACGCTCTACACGCTTCGTTACGGCTACTAAGGAGACCTTGGAGTGGATTGAGCAATACAACGAATACAGGGAGCTTATAGAGCCTTTCTGGTTGCCTACAGTGGAACTACCAGAGCCGTGGGAGAGTGTATTCAAGGGTGGCTACGACACGCGTGGAACTTCCTTGCCCAATGTTCCGTTTATCAAGACGTCGAACATGGACTACCTGCGTAGCATAAAAGGCGCACTTCCTGAGCCTATGGAGGCTACCAACTTGATTCAGCAGACTCCTTGGCGTATCAACAATCGTGTTCTTGAAACAATGAAGCATTGTTGGGACAATAGTATTTCTGTGGGTGACTTACCTGACAGAGAAGACGAGCCGTTGCCTCCAATACCTTCTGACTTTGAGGAGAACGAGGAGGTCAAGAAGCTGTGGAAACAATCGGCTGCTCGTATCTATGACCGCCGAGTGAGTCAGATTAGTCGACGTCTACTTGTCAGTAAACTTTTATTCATTGCTGAAAAGCTGAAGACTAGTAGGTTCTTTTATCCATCCCATGTGGACTTCAGGGGTCGCATCTACAACATCCCATCCTTCTTGGGTATTCAAGGCCCAGATATGAGTCGTGGTTTGTTGAAGTTCTCTCGCTCGGAGTTAATCAACAACGACGAGGACGCTTTCTGGCTTGGGATTCAAGGTGCTAACACCTTTGGTAATGACAAGGTAACACTTGAGGAGCGTTTTTCGTGGGCAAAGAATTTTTCAAATACAGCCGACAGGATCACCTGTGACCCGATGACCAACAAGGAATGGATGGACGCTGATAGTCCTTGGCAGTTCCTTGCTTGGTGTTTTGAGTGGGCTGAGTATGCTGCAACAGGGCGCGTAAAGTCTTGCCTACCTGTCAACATGGACGCCAGTAACAATGGTCTACAAATTCTGTCGATGTTGATGAGAGACGAGTATGGATGCCATGCAACCAACGTCACACCTACCGACACTCCGTCAGATATTTACCGTGTAGTTTCTGACAAAGTATTGGAGCGACTGAGGGCAGACTCTGGTAATCCTATCGCCTCTGACTGGATATCTTTTGGTATTGATCGTAAGTTAGCCAAGCGTCCCACAATGGTGTGGCCTTATGGTGGAACATTTTATAGTTGTCAGGCTTACGTCGACGACTGGTTCTCTGACTCCCTCAGGAAGGAGAAGAAGATCAGCCCCTTTCACGATTCCGTTAGACACGCAGCTACTGGTTACCTAGCGAAGCACCTGTGGGCATCAATTAACGAGGTTCTTATCAAACCTAAGGCTTGCATGAAGTGGCTACAGGATATAGCTGGTGCGCTTGCCAAGCAGAACAAGCCTGTCAAATGGGTGACACCTACAGGCTTCCCTGTTCTTCAGTCCTACAAGAACTCAACGTCACAAAACGTGAGGTCAAACATTGATGGAGTAGCGACTCACATCAAGTGGTATAGTGACTCGGATACCATTTCACTACGTCGTCAGAAGCAAGGCATCAGCCCAAACTTTGTTCATAGTCTCGACGCTTCTTGCTTGACACGTAGTGTTTTATCTGCCAACTCTGAGGGCATCTACGACTTTTCTATGATTCACGACAGCTACGGAACGCACTCTAACAAGTGTCCCCTGTTCGGTTCAGTTCTTAGAAATGCCTTTTCTGAAATTTTCTCAAAGAATCTGCTTGACGACTTCATGATGCAGGTTCTTTATGAAAACCCACGCATTGATATGCTTCCTCCACCAGAGGGAGGAAATGCAGACATCACTAAAGTAATTGATAGCAAATATTTCTTCTGCTAACGCAGAGATAACAGCAATAGTAACACTAAGTAATAATAACGAAATGAATAAAACAATAACTACACCTATAGGCTCAGCCTACTACCCTCGTATCGACACTCCTGATACTAAGTTCAATCCAGACGGCGTTTACAGTTGTAAGCTTCACGTTGAAGAGGGTGAGTTCAACTCCTTCAAGCTTGAGGTTGATGCCATCGTAAAGCGCGCATACGAAGAGATGTGCAAAGAGAAGGGTAAGTCCTCTCTTCCCATCTCCAACAATATGCCTGTTCGCATCAAGGACGACAACTTTGAAATCTATGCCAAGCAAGTTGCTCGCAAAGATACTCGCAAAGGTCTCCTTGAGTTTCGCGTCAACGTCTTCGACGCTAAAGGCACTCGTCTGGAGGACGTGCCACCAATCGGCAGCGGCTCTCGTTTGAAGATGGCTGTCGAAGTCTACCCCTACTACACCGACCTGAACGGCTTTGGCTATTCCCTTCGTTTGAAGGCAGTTCAAGTTATTGATCTGGTCGAGTATGGAAGTTCCAACAACTCTGCAAGCTACGGCTTCGGAGAAGAGGATGGTTTTGTTAGTGAAGGAGAATCCCTTAACTCCGCATTCGCTGATGAATCCTCGCTTCCAGAAACGACACCACAAACGCCGTCCTTCTAAATACCGTTCAGGTTTTGAAGGTAAGGTTGCCTCCTTTTTAAAAGACAAGGGGGCAACCTTTGAATACGAAACCCTTCGCCTCAAGTATATCAAGGAGTGTAGCTATACTCCTGACTTCATTCTCCCGAATGGAGTGATTATTGAGGTGAAGGGTTATTTTGCCCCTAGTGATCGCACAAAGCACTTGAGGGTAAGGGAATCAAATCCAGAGGTAGACATACGCTTTTGTTTTCAGAACGCCAATAACCGATTGAGCAGAAAGAGCAGCACGACTTACGCAGCGTGGTGCGACAAGCATGGCTTCCTCTGGTGTCACAAGGAGATACCAGAAGAATGGATACTACAATAACAGCAGAGAAGACGCACCAGCCTTGCGATTCCTGTGGTTCAAGTGATGCGCTTACCATCAATGTTGATGGGTCTAGCAAATGCTTTAGCTGCGGTGAGTGGAAGGCAGGTAACAATACTAACTTCAGTCATACGACTACGACGAAAAACACAACTATGCAACATACCTTTTTGAAGGGGGAATACTTAGATATTCCAGCACGAAAAATAAACAGCGATACCTGTAAAAAGATGGGCTACTCCATCGGCTCTAAAGATGGGGAGCCTTGTCATATCGCCACCTACAAAACAATCGACGGAGAGACTGTCGCCCAAAAGCTTCGCTTCAAAGACAAGCGATTCTCTTGTATCGGCAAGCCCTCCGTTTTCTTTGGGCAACACCTACACCCTAACGGCGGTAAACGCCTAGTCATCACCGAGGGTGAAATAGACGCCCTCACCGTGAGCCAAGTGTTCGACAACAAGTGGCCTGTGGTTTCCCTTCCGAGTGGAGCGCAATCCGCTTCCAATGTATTCAAGCAGCAGTTCGCTTGGTTATCGGGTTGGGACGAAGTGGTTCTCATGTTCGATAGCGACGAGCAAGGTCGTAAGGCTATGCGAGATGCTTCTAACATTCTACCAGCAGGTAAAGTTAAGTTAGCCAAGTTAGCGCACAAGGATGCTAACGAGGCGTTGCTTGAAGGTGATGGCAAGTCTGTCGTCTACGCCGTTTACAACGCACAGGTGTGGCGTCCTGACGACATCGTCGATGGGGCTGACGTTTATGATAAGCTCAAGAACCCCAAGAAGATTAGGTCTGTTCCCTATCCTTATGCAGGGCTGAACGCAAAGACACACGGACTACGTAGGGGTGAGATCGTCACGTTCTGCGCTGGCTCTGGCATCGGTAAAAGTTTGGTGTGTCGCTTCATTGCTCACGAGCTTTTGGTAGAGCATGAGGCTCGCGTAGGCTACGTTGCTTTGGAGGAGTCTATGGAAAGAACCGCGCAGGGCATCATGAGTATCGAACTCAAGAAGCCTTTGCATCTACACCAGAATGACTTTGATGAAGAAACTGAAAAGGCTTTCTTCAAGACAGTAGGATGTGGTCGTTTCTTTTTGTATGACCATTGGGGTTCACTTGAGAGTTCCCACCTGCTTGATCGTATTCGTTACATGGCTAAGTGCATGGACGTTGAATACGTTGTCTTGGATCACCTTAGCATTGTGGTCTCTGGTCTCGGTGATGGCGACGAACGTCGTATGATCGACAACACTATGACTCGCCTCCGCGCTTTAGTTGAGGAGACAAACATCGGTTTGATTCTTGTCAGCCACCTAAAGCGTCCTGAGGGTAAGGGACACGAAGAGGGAGCTAACACTAGCTTGGCGCAGCTTCGCGGTTCAGCTAGTATAGCCCAACTGTCTGACATGGTTGTTGGACTTGAGCGCGATCAGCAGAATTCAGAAAACGCAGATTTAACTTGTGTGCGTGTTCTTAAAAATCGTTTTAGTGGGGAGACAGGTATTGCCACCCGACTGCACTATGACAAGATTACTGGTATGCTTACCGAATCAACAATAGACGTGGATAGCCCCTTTTGATATGAGTATTGGATTTTTTGATATTGAGACCAACGCCATCAGCGATTGGTCGAGACTCAGTGACCTTAGTGTTTTTCACTGTATGGTCATTGTTGACGAAGACGACAACGTCTACCGCTACAGGTCTGCGACTATGCTTGAGGGAATGAAGCATCTCCTCAGCTTCTCGGCTATCGTTGGTCACAACTCCTTGGGGTTTGACTACCCTGCCCTGAGCAGCTTCTACAAGTTCAAGCATCCAAACGTATTGGATACTTTAATTATGACGCGCTGTATATTTCCTGATCTCTACGCCTATGATTCCGTCAGGGGCGTGGAGAAGGGCATCAGGGGTCAGCATAGCCTGAAGGCTTGGGGCAAACGTATAGGTTGCCTCAAGTCTGACCACGGCGAATCTGAGGACTGGAGCAAGTGGTCTCAAGAGATGGAGGACTACTGCGTTCAAGACGTCAAAGTGACCAAGGCTCTTTATGAGTTTCTGCTCAAGCACAACCCTAGTCAACGGATGCTTGATTTAGAACACGAGTTTGCTTTGTATATGAGACGTCAGCAATGGTTTGGTTTTCCTTTCGACGACGTCAAAGCGGAAGAGCTTGAGCAAACGCTCTGTCTCCGTAGGCGTGAGATAGGGGATGAACTTGAGAAGACCTTTGAGCCTAGTGTCATAACCATGAAGTCACGCTTTTGGGTTACCAAGGATGGCAAGCAATGGTCTACCAAGAAGGAAGCTCTTGAGGCTGGTCACTCCAACAAGGAGATCACCGAGGGGGATCACAAGACGAAGACGATTCCATTCAATCCATGCAGCCGAGATCAGATCGCTGATCGTCTTATGGCTCGAGGTTGGAAGCCCACGGCGTATGAAGGCAAACGCCCTCAGATCAACGAGAAGACTCTCAGAGATATAGGCACACCCGAAGCTCTCCTGCTACTGGAGTATCTTCTTGTTTCTAAACGTCTCGGTCAACTAAGCGAGGGTAAGTATGCTTGGCGCAAGCTGGCTCAAGACGGACGTATACACGGCTCTGTGATAACCAACGGAGCAGTCTCTGGGAGATGCACACACCGCAACCCTAACATGGCTCAAGTCCCTGCAACCAGAGCACCCTACGGCGCGGAGTGTCGTTCCTTGTTTACCGCCCCAGAGGGTAAGGTGTTGGTAGGCGCAGATGCTTCTCAGTTGGAACTACGCTGCTTGGCTCACTACCTAACACCCTTTGACGACGGAGCTTACACCAAGGAACTCCTTGAGGGTGACATTCACTCCGCCAACCAAAAGGCTGCTGGTCTGCCTACGAGAGATGACGCCAAGACTTTCATCTATGCCTTCTTGTATGGCGCAGGTGATTCCAAGATTGGTTCTATTGTAGGTGGTTCCTCTAGAGATGGTAAACGTCTTAAGAGTTCCTTCCTTGAGAAGATACCAGCTATGGGAAAGCTAACTTCAGCGGTGGCTCAACGTGTAGAAGAGAGTGCTACTTTGACAGGGCTTGATGGACGTATACTTCCTTGTCGCTCGGCTCACTCAGCGTTAAACCTTCTGCTACAATCAGCAGGTGCTGTGATAATGAAACAGGCTCTTGTGTTCTTCTGTCGAGTAGCTGAAGGTTATGAGCTACACGCAAACGTCCACGACGAAGCTCAGTTTAGTTGCGATGAAAAAGATGCTGATGAACTTGGTAAGCTTTTTGTTGACTCAATCGCTAAAGCTGGAGAGCATCTAAACTTCTGCTGTCCTTTGGATGGCGAGTATAACATAGGAAAAAACTGGAAGGATACACACTAACATGAAAGCAGTAATTGATGGAGATATGATAGTATACCGCGCAGCCTTTGGCTCTGAGAAAGAGATCAAATGGTGCGATGACGTTTACACCTTACATATGGACATGAACGAAGCCTTGGATAAGGTTTCAACGAGCATTGATAGCATCCTAGCCAAGCTGGGAACTAGCACCTTTGCTTTGGCTTTTAGCCCCAAGAAGAACTTTAGACACAGACTTTACGACTCCTACAAAGCTAACCGATCTGATAAACGTAAGCCTCTAGGTCTATCTGATTTGATTCACAGGGTCAGATCGCAGTATGACGGCATGATTTACAAAGACATCGAAGCTGACGACGTCATCGGATTGATCTGCACCAAGGATAAAGACTGTGTAGCCGTATCGGGGGATAAGGATTTCCTCACGCTTCCCTGCAAGTTCTACAACTTCCTGAAGGATGAACTATTTGATACGTCACTTGAAGAGGCTAATTACAACCATCTAATTCAGACTCTTACTGGAGACGTTGTTGACGGCTATGCTGGAGTAAAGGGCGTAGGCATCAAGACAGCAGAGAAGCTACTCGCCAAGACAGGGGCTACTTGGGAAGGTGTTGTAGAGATTTATCAGTCTAAGGGTTACACCGAGGATGAAGCTTTGTTGAACGCACGTTTGGCTTATATCCTTAGGGATGGCGACTACGACTTTGACAAACAAGAAGTAATCAAAATATGGGGGAGTTAATTATGTCTTACTTAAAAATCATTCTTATTCTTATTCAAATTGAATCTGGTGGCGACGACCTTGAGATTGGGGACAACGGCAAAGCCTATGGCTGCTTACAGATGCACGCTGCCTATGTTCAAGACGCTGCTGAATATGCAGGGAAAGACTGGGTGCATTATGACGCATTTGACCGAGAAACGTCGATTGATATATTCACGGCATATATGTCTCGCTACGCCACAGAGGAGCGTCTAGGGCGTCCTCCTACCGTTGAGGACATTGTTAGGATACACAACGGTGGCCCCAACGGATATAAGAAAAAAGCAACTCTTCCTTATTTAAATAAATTCAAACAAGAATTAAAGAAACATGACTAAACCTAATATAAATCGACCCCTGTTTAAGCCCGACACTGAAAGTGTTTTAGTTCGTGGTTTAAATGCTATGACCAAAGCGTGTGATGCGCTGTCTAATCAAAACGACATTCTCAACAAAGACATCGAAGCTCTTAAAAAGAAGATCAATCGTCTCCAAGAGAAAGTTATAATTAATCAGGAGAAGGAAGGATGACGGAAGTTAATTTTAAAGAAGGCGACATTGTTGCCGTTGAGTTCCTTGACCACGCCGAGGGTGGATTGCAAGTTATGGAGTGTGTGGTTTATGGTAAGTTAGTAAGCTATAACCCTGAGTATACCACTACAATTTGCTCTTGGTTTCTTGAGGGAAGTGAGAAATACGACGACGTCAATAACACCTATTTCAACCTTGTTTCAAAAGCTATTGTCTCAATCACACCTTTAGAACCCCGATGAGTAGCCTACCAGACAGTGGCGAGCGCAGCGAGTTCGATACAGGAGCTGTGCGTGACGCAATGCAGGGAAAGGGAATCCCCTCATTGATTCCCATTGAAGCACTCCAATCAGTTGCAAAACGGTTTGAGGATGGTGCTGAAAAGTATGGGAGAAACAACTGGCAGAAGGGCATTCCTCTTTCTCGCTACGTTGACTCTCTTTATCGTCATCTATGGGCGTGGATGAGAGACGACGACGACGAAGATCATGGAGGTGCTGTCCTCTGGAACGCTATGTGCATGATTGAGACTCGAAAGATGATTGAAAAAGGTAAATTACCTGAAGAACTTAACGATTTATAGTATAAAGGACTAATATGAATGAACCTAGAATACCGCTGAATGTTGTCGAATATCTTGAAAATGTATTTCGCAAACAAGATTTTGATTACAGGACTGATTTAAGAAAACTAGATCATCATTATGGACAACGCTCCGTCGTCGTCTTCCTACGCTCTAAATACGAAGAGCAAAACGAAAACATCCTTAACAGTAAATAATTATGGGCGCACCTAAAATTCCACCCCCACCTCCTCCTCCAGCACCTCCCCCTCCTCCAACTGAGACGGCTGAGAGGGTTAAACCTGCTCGTAAGCAAGCAGCCAAAAAGCGCACTCGTGGTGTAAGCTCCTTGGTAATCCGTCGTCCTTCAGTTAACACTGGTGGAATGTCTAGCGGAGCTAACGTAAACTCCTAAATACTATGGCAATACAATCACTAAACGCTACCGTCACAGCGAACGGTAATACGACAGTTAGCGACTGGAACGGACAGCTAGGAGCTTTCCTTGCTTCTGGCACGTTCGACGGCGCGACTGTTAAACTCCAACACAAGGTCGGATCAGCATGGGTTGATCTTGGTTCTGACACTACACTCTCAGGTGCTGGCGGTGGTCAGTTTATCACACCTCAGTCTGAGCTACGTGTTAACACAGCAGACGCTGGGTCATCAACCAGTATTACTATTATCGTAAAACCTCTGACAATCTAAAGTGTCACTTAAAAAGCAGCGTAGGTTCCGTAATCTGTTCACAGGACAGGCTGAACCGTTAACAGCAGCCTTAACCC